TCACAATCGCCACAGATTGCGACGACGCCATAGGGTAATACCATAACCTAGCTCAAACAAAAAACGCCCTTTTCGGGGCGTTTTCGCATTGGCGCGTATCAAACGTAATACACGCCCGAAGAATCATTCCAAGTATCGTCTTGGTCAATCCCGTTGACCACAAACATAAACAGGGGTTCTTCATCCATCGCTTGAGCGCTTAGATTGCGTATGGCCTTTGGAGCGTCATTGAAACTGTCTCTGAAGTAGGGTGTGGTCGTCAGCAAGGCAAACAATACCAGCGTCATCACAACATCATCGTGCTTATTGTTGTCTGCTTGGTAACTGCTTCCCTTCTTCACAAAGGTAGTCAGTTCTGTAATGGCAGCGGCATCATTGGTTATCAGGCACTGTGTTTCCATGAGCGTCTTCAGATTGCTGCAGCCTATGGATTTGGTTTTCTTAGTCGTCCGTATTCCCAAGTTCTGCGGGCTGAAACGTATATCGCCTTTGGTGGCGTCATAGCAAATCAGGTTTTCATACTCGTAATCCATCCATAGGGTCTGCGCCACGCCGTTGCCTATACTATTGGTTTCAACGGCCAGCCATGCGTCATTGTAGGCCTTGGCAATCTTGAATACCTCGTCAGCGAATGGCAGCGGGGTTATCAGGTTATTGCGGTAGACGGCCACATGCCTGTAGGGCATAGCGGTAACATCAAAGACCGATACCACGCTGCTGTCGTTGCCCGTACCTTCTGCCACATCGGCAATGGCCACATAGACATGGTCTGGCTTGGGTTCTTCGTACACGCTAATCTTGTCTGAAGTAAATTCTGGCAATGGCGTTTTAATGGCCAATCTGCGCAATGTCGAACCGGATAATAACGTAGCAGCCGAACCCAAGAAGGCACATTCAAATTCCTGTGCGAACTCTTGCGGCGTCATATTGGATTTCGTGTCGGCCAGCCATTCTTCGTCGTAGTTGGGATTATGCGTGTAATCGTAGAGCAGCGGGACAAACTTATTGCGTTTCTCTTCTGCTTCGACCCACAGCTTGTAAAACAGGTTCATACCGTTAGGCGTACTGGTAATGATAACCTGCGTAGTTTTACCGGATGAAATCACTGGATAGGTTGAAGTATAGAAGGCCACATCATTTTCGACGTGGGCAAACTCATCCAAGTAAACGATATGGAAACTACGGCCACGGATTGATGAAGAGGAAGTAGCAGCGGCAACAATCTTCGCGCCGTTACCCAATTCGACACTATACTTGTTCCATTCTTTCACGCCTACCTGCATATACCACGGCAAGGCTTCATAGGCGCGTTTCAGCCTATCAATTACGTCAAGGCTTGAATCCGCTTTGTTGGATAGGATGGCAATGCGTATATCCCTACGGGTCAATGCTTGGTGGAGTAGATAGGCCACGACTGTCGTAGTTTTACCCATCTGCCTAGCCATCATTGAGATAACAAAGCGGTTGCTGTAGCAGGTAGAAATGAATTCTTTTTGGTAATCCCGCATCTTGAACAGGGTAAACCCGCCGTCCAAGTCTAGGATTTTCACATAGTTGGCGACAAAGTACAGGATGTTTTTAGCGCATTTCTTGAGCTCGGCATCCTGTGCCTTGGTAAGCGGTATCAATACCCCGGCGCGTTTCAAATTGCGCTGGTTCATGTAGCACAGGTTTTTCTTGTCGATTTGGCCGTCTTTAATCATCGTCGTGGCCTATATTAAATCTGTCTTTGGGGCTTTCCACGGCAGCCTGATAAGCATCGGATGTATCGGCTTGGATAACAACGTTGGCCGTCTGCGCTTGGATATTGGGTTGCTGCGTGGTTCTTTGTTCTTTGGTTACGGATGCGTTCAGGGAGACTAGAAGCTGATTCATCTCGGTTACAGTTTTCAAGAAGCCGTTGAGCGCGATAATGGCCTTGTCGCTTCTTGTTTCTTCGACTGCGCCTACAACATCCGGGAAGGCATCCATCGCGCCTTGTATAAGCAGGCGGATATTGTGGCGGGCATCCTTGTAATCCAATGTGGCATTGGTGGCCATCTGATTGCGGAAGGCCTGAACCTTCGACATGAAATCCGCTTCTTCAGTATGCTCTTTCACTGCCGGAGCAGGCGGGGCAATCGGCGTTGCCGCGTTTAGCGATTTGGAAATGGGGTCGACGTAGTTACTCATCGGGGTCTACCTTAATAATATGTTCTTCAATCCTGTGCGGGTCAGTCCTGTTGGCTTCCCTTGGGATAACTTCAGCCGTCAGAGTTTCGTAGATTTTATTGTAATCAGACGCGCCAAGATGCAGGATGGTTTCCTTAATGCGGTTGGCCGTTTCATTCGGGCTGTACAGATAGCCTTGCACGGTAAAGGATAGTGTCCACAATACCGAACGTGGCTGGCTGTATTCGCCTTCCCATGTATCTTCATAGCCCGAGCTGTTGAGCGTGATGGTATAGTCATTGCGGAAGCCCATGCCGTCCACATCATCGGCTGTTACGTTAAAACTGGGCTTGAACAATGGCAGGATTTGTTCGACTACCTTCAGGCTTTCTTCAAAGCGCAGGGTTTTGACATACAGCTCGAAAGTAAAGTCGTAGGGCACGCGGTTAAACTGAACTGTCTTGGTATCGTGGCTTTCCAAGCGCTGCCGCTTGTCAGTCATCCTTTGCGGGGCATAGGCAATACCCGTCATGTAATACGCCATCCTAGGCAGGGATTGCTCTGTCTTGATGTTATACAGGTCGGGGCGCTCTTGCTGGAAATTGACGAACTTATCCCGGCTGGCATAGTACAGCGGCACTTTGCGGATTTGGTCGAAATCATCGATTACATGCAAGCTGTTAAAGACTGTGCCAAATATCACGACTACCCGCTTGATGGTCTCGTGGTAGAAGGGGGTGGTTAGGGCGGTGTGCATTAGGTTCCTCCAAACGGATTCTTCTCGTCAAACTTAACAAGGGTATCGGCCTTGTCTTGGACTTCTTGGTTCTGCGTAGCCAAATCATTGTAGTAATCCATCGCGGCAAACTGTTCTGTAAGCTCGGGGATACTGTCAAATATCGGCGTTTCGATTTTCTCGTTATAGTTTGGCGTGTAGTTAGTAACCTGCAGGCGATACAGGAAAGCCCGGCCATGCTGCCAATTGGTATCTGCAAAATCAACGTGGTTGATGATGAACAGGTTATTGGTAAAGGTAGCGTGGCCATAGCCAAAGTAAACCAAGTCGCCTTCCAGCGGGCGCTCCAATACCTTCAGGCCTTGGGATGCCCGTTCAGCCTGTGCTTCCTGCCAGCGGCGTTGGGATATTTTGATGCTGCCTGTGTTGTCGATATTCAGGCCAAACTGATTCATGAACTCGTTTGTGCCTTGCCAGCCTGTTACATTATCGCTAATACTGGCTTCTATCACAAAAGAGTCTTTGAACTTGGATGCCTTGGCCTCGGTAAAGATTTCGTCGACTGCAAACTCGCTGCGGTGGATGTAGGTAACGTCAAAGCCGCTGATTTGGATGTCTTCGTCGACTAGGTCGGCAAACAGCGCTTGTTCATTATGCGCTTCCAGCCTGTCAAAAAATGGATTGACTGCCATCGGTAGTATCCTTTAATGATATATAATGATATGTAGTAAATTTACTTCCTTTTTTATAGAAGCGGAATTTTCTTTGGAAGTATGTTCGTTTATTAACCAAAAATATTTACCAAAATCTACAAGTAGACCCTGCCCTGATGTTATTTATCAGATTGAATTATAGAACATTCTAAATAGTTATATCAAAAACAGAGTAGAAAAAAATGACTATTAAACAAAAATCTTATAAATTTAGGTTATATCCCAACCAAGAGCAGAAAATTATGTTTGCCAAGACATTTGGCTCTTCACGAGCTATTTGGAATATGATGTTAGCTGACAAAATCAAGTATTATGAAGAAACTGGAAAAATTTTAAATAATACGCCTGCACAATATAAAAAATTTTTTCCTTGGTTAAAAGAGGTTGATAGTCTAGCATTAGCGAATGTTCAGCTCAATCTTCAAAAAGCGTATAAATCTTTCTTTCAATCTGGTTTCGGTTTCCCAAAATTCAAGAAAAAACGTCATCATCAATCTTACAAGACCAATAACCAAAAAGATAGTATTGCCCTCGACAACAATACCATCAAATTGCCTAAAATTGGTTGGGTCAAAGTCAAAATCCACCGTAAGGTCACTGGTATTATCAAAAGCGCGACTATATCAATGACAGCGTCTGGGAAGTATTACGTTTCGATTTTATGTGAAAGTGAGATTGCCCCCCTTCCAAAAACAGGGTCTAATGTAGGGATTGACCTTGGAATTTCTTATTTTGCCGTTCTTTCAACAGAAGAGAAAATTGATAACAAGCGTTTTTTAAAACAACTGTCAAAGAAACTGGTTAAAGAGCAGAAAATATTATCACGCAGGGCATTAGTTGCCCAAAAATCAAGTAAAAAACTGTCTGAAAGTAAAAACTATCAAAAACAACGTCTAAAAGTCGCCAAAATCCATGAACAGATAGCAAATAAACGACGATATTTCCTTAATAAGATAAGTACAGAAATTGTCAAGAACCACGACATCATCTGTATCGAGGACTTATCAAGTAAAAATCTCATGAAAAATCGGAAATTAGCTAAAGCTATTGGGGACGTTTCTTGGCATCAATTTGCTAGAATGTTGGAATATAAGGCTGATTGGTACGGAAAAACTCTATCAAAAATTAGTCGGTGGCACGCCTCATCTCAAATCTGTTCAGATTGTGGGTTTGCTTCTGGTAAAAAACCACTTTATATTAGAAAGTGGACATGCCAAAATTGTGGGCGTCATCATGATAGAGACATCAATGCTAGTATCAATATACTACACGAAGGAATACGTCTAGTATCGTAACAAGAAAAAACCGCAGGGACTACGGGGATAGCTTGGTAAATTTGTGTAACCTCTGTTGGTTAATCAATTAATCAATAAGTCTGCATATTACCCAAGAAACGCCTGCCTATACATGATAGTGTAAGTAGGTGTGGTTCACATATCAGAAGGATAGCGGGGATACAGGATTCGTGAAATATGTTAATGATTGTTGAGGATGGGATGGGTTGCACCCTCAACAACCAACCGATACCCCGTTGAACAGAAATCCTTATCCCACAAACAGTTACCAACAATCCTAGAAATCCTAGGATTTTAGATAGAATGTTAATGATATGGCAGACATTGAAGATGAAGTAACAGGCGTGAAGAAGCCAAAGCTGAAAATCAAGCTGAAGCAGCCCAATAAGGCCAAACCGCATGTGAAGCTGAAGCGGATGGATTTGCCACAGCCTAAGCCGAAAGCGGTTAAAGAACCGGAAAAGCCAAAGCTGAAACGGGTTGCCCCGATTAAATCCAAGAAGGCCAAGGAAGCCGAGAAGGCTGCCAAGGCCAAGCCTGAAGCTGCGCCCAAAGAAACCAAGGCCAAGACTGCCAAGGATACCAAGCCCAAGCGTACAGCGAAAGACACTAAGCCTTTACGAACTGCCAAGGATACCAAGCCTGTCAAGACTGCCAAGGCTGCAGCGGCTAAAACGGCCAAACCCAAGTTGACTAAGGCAGCGCCAAAGCAGCCTAAATCTGCAGTTACTCAAGCGCCGGAAGAGAAGAATGCGATTGAAAAGAAAGTTCGCATTGCTACCCGGCAAGGCCGTCTGAAGAAACGTGCCGACAGCAGCCTGCGCTGGTATCTAGGCAAGCTGCGTGATGCAGGTGGTAGTCATGATGAACGCAATGTGGCCACAGCGGTATCCAGCCGTCAAAAAATGTATATCGGCGGGATGTATCAGTATGTCTATGATGCCAAGACCAAAGAGAAGCTGCCTTACTGGGATGCCTTCCCGCTGATTGTCTGCATCAACGTGTATGCGGATGGCTGGCTAGGCCTTAACCTGCATTACCTACCGCCTATCTTGCGGGCAAAGCTGCTTGATAAGTTGATGGAGTACAGCAAGACCATTAGAACGGGCGGTAACGGCAAGCGAACTTACATGCACCTGTCCTACAAGATGCTGACTAGGCTGTCGCAAGTGCCCTTCTTTCAGCATTGTATTAAGCGATACCTAGCCAGCCATGTTCAATCCAAAATCATGCGCGTAAATTCGAGCTTTTGGGAAGAAGTGGCCTTCCTGCCGACACAGCAATTCAAGAAAGCCCCTGATTCTACCGTTTGGAAAGATGCTAGGAGATACAAATAATGACCAAAGCAGATATGTCAGTGCTGAAGCTGTTCAGCGAAATGCAGCGTGGTATATCCATCCCTAACAAATACCGGATGGAGTTTAACCTGCCTAAAGGCGTGCCCAATACGGGCAGGATTACCAACGACCAATCAGAACAGGGGCGAATCAGGCAATCGCAATCCCTGTATAATGGTACTGGCGCAATCAACATTATGTGCCACAGCGCCATGTTCCCGGATAGGATGCTGCAGAGCTATGAACACAAACAGATGGTCATGCCCTACCGCGTGCCCTACAGTCAGATGTATAACCCGGTAACAATGACCTTCTATGCCGACAGCACGCTCAATACGCGGCGCTACTTTGATATTTGGCAAAATGCCGTGGTTAATATCCACGACAATACCCTGAACTTCTATTCGGAGTTCACATCGGATGTGCATATCTGGGCATTGGATAGGGAAGGGAATGACGCTTACGGCGTGAAGCTGATTGAAGCCTATCCATTAACATTGGCCAGCGTTGATTTGAGTTACGGTAATAATGCCGTGCAAAACGTGACGGTGACCTTTTCATACAAATACTGGGCTACCTTGGATGATAACCGTGGCGAAGCTCGAACCATTGTGGAGAAACCTTATGGCAAGAGGTAAGGAAAAGCCTTACTTAAACCCGTGGCTGTTTAATGGGAAACCTTTTGATACTGTGCCTGAAGGGGCATTTGGATTTGTTTACCTGATTACCGAGCTTGAAACGGGGCGGCGCTATCTTGGCAAGAAAGTATTTTGGTTTAAGCGCAAGCAGGCCGGGAAACGTGCCAAGGTAGTCAAAGAATCAGATTGGAAGCATTACTGGTCTTCCTGCGTGGCATTGAAGGATTTGGTCAAGGAAAAAGGCGTTGATGCCTTCAAGCGCGAAATCTTGGCTATCTGTACTACAGAGCGGGATATGAATTATCTTGAAGTCAAATACCAGTTCGGCTTCAATATCCTAGAACAGCCTGAAGGGTGGTTCAACGAAAACATCAACGGTAACTGGTATCCGAAAAACTATGTGGGCTTGGCCGAAAGAACAAGTTTTAGCATTTCGTAGCTTTCGTGTTCGAGATGATAGTAATAAAACTGCCACGGATTTTTTCATTCCGTGGCAGTTTCTGCTAAACCTTAAGCCCATGAAATCGTGAAAACGCGGTACTCATCCACATATACATGGTAGCCCGCGCCCTGCAAATGTTCTTTGGCTTCTACCACATCAACCCCCATGGGCGCTTCAATGATGGCTAATGTCTTTCTATGATTAACCGCCTTGGTAATGGCCAATGCTACCATGACATACCACTCACTGTTTCTGATAGGCAGGTAATCAAGCTTTTGTTTGGCCTTGTAGATAAAGCGAACTTGGCTGGCATAAGGTATCATGATTATTCTTCCTGATTAACCGAAGTATTCGTCTGCATCTTTCTGTGGCGGATACAGCATCTCTTCTACGCTTTCTTTCAAGCGACCCCATTGGATGAGCATACGGCGCTCTTTGCCCAACGTTACTTTGTAGCCTGCAGCGACGAAGATGCTTTGGATTTCCAGCGGGTCGTAATACGCGGGCAATGTCAAGGCCATCGCGTTAATGCCTGCCAAGGCTACTTGTTTGATATTGGTCAGAGCTACCATCTGACACCAAAGGTTGGGCGGTAGCTCTACATTGGGTTCAAGCTTGGTAAATTGTTTGGCCAATGCCGCGTCAAACAGCAATGGCTGGTCTTCATAGTTTATGGCTTGGGGTTGTTTGATTTCCATTATCGTTCCTTTCAAGAAAAAAGTTTGAGTAAAATTTGTTTGGCCGTGGCCTGTATGGCGGGGATGGCCACGGAGTTACCGAATTGCTTATGGGCTGAAGAATCGGCCACGGGGATTTTGAAGGTATCGGGAAAGCCCTGCAGCCTTGCCCATTCCCTAGGGGTCATCTTGCGGATGCCTTCGCGGTTTACTTCGCCTTTAATGCGGGTGGTTGGTGTGAAATCGGTAATGCGTTTGTCAATTACCAAGTTTCGCTCCCTGCCCATCCCGCCAACCACAATCGCATTGGCAATCCCGTTATCGGGGATGATTTCATAACCAAAGCCGTTGCCTTTATCGGCGTGACGCTGCTTATGCTTTCTTAGGGTATCAAGATATTGCGTTGACAGATAGTATTTGGTTGGTACAACATCTTGTTCGCGAATATCCAAGAAGGTTGTTTGGATACCTGAAGGGGCGGGATATTGAAAGCTTGAAACGCCTGTATCGGGATGAAACCCTACAATGAAAATCCTCTCGCGATTTTGCGGAACGCCAAAATCCTTTGCGTTCACAATTTGCGGCTCGGGGACGAAATATCCCAAATCTTCGCGCAAGGTATGTAGGATAGTCTGCAGGGTTCGGCCTTTGTCGTGATTAACCAATCCTTTTACGTTTTCCAATGCGCCGTGGAGCTTCTGCGATTTACCACGCAACATGGATATTACGGGCTTTGGTTACGGCTACGGTATAACCTGCAGCGGCAATGCGGGCAGCGATATACCCGATACTGTACTCGCTGGGGATAACGGCAATCGAAGCATGGTCGCGTCCTACACGGCGCATAGTTTGGATATGGTCAAGAGCAGTTCTGATATAGTTTTGCATTTCTTGGTTTCCTTTGCGGTTAAGCATTTCACGGGGGATATAATAAAAGGATATTGCATTTAATGCAATATCCTTTACTGTAAAGATTTGGTAAATCTTATTCGTCATTGCCACGGTTTCGTCCAGCAATGACGAGGGCATTTTCATGTTCAATCGCGCCGGGTACTTTATCGAATGGGATAATTTCCCATTGTTCGTCGCAGATTGACGGTAAATCAATCCCCGGCCAGCCTAGTGTGGCATGGATGCAGCCAAGCGGTTCGTAGAAGTAATATAAGACGCCTGTATAACGGTTTCTTGCAAAGCAGGGAAGCTGCGGTGGATTGTCTGTGCCAATGCGGATTTCTTCTAGGATGTCATCCATCAAGAACTCTGATTCGAGGTCGATAATGTCATATTCTTTACCCTCGTAGCAAATCAGATTGTAGTCATAGCGACGCCCGCCAATTTCAAGGGATTTGTCGCGGTAGGATGATGTTACCTTGAATGGTACGGTATCCCTATTGGATAAAACAAATGTTGTTGTAAACGGGCATGCCATCAGGTAGCGCCGGATAATCTTAGCGGCTTCGGGGGTAAAGCGGCCTTCTTCGTTGTACAAAGCTCGGTATTTGTTGGTCATTTTTCTTCCTTCCATGAAACAATTAATCGGTAATTTTGCCATCGCCCATCTGGCGCTGATGTGACAGATGCTGCATACCCCTTGTCGCTTAGGGCTTGGATAATCAATTCGGGGTTCAGATTGGGTAATAGCGGGATAGTGGCAGATAAGTATCCGTCGTCGGCTTGTTCGCAAATGGCCTTAACACATGTTTCATGCAGCCATTTGGTTGTTCGTTCGTCGATACTGCGCTTACTGGTAGCCAGTTCTCGCATTGCCTCTGCGGATGGTATCGGTGTCATAAGAGAAATATCTTTCACGGGTTAATCAGGCCTACCATTATAGCGCAAGCAAAACAAAACCGCCAAACCTTTTTACAGCTTGGCGGTTTCTTTCGGGTTACTTGGCTTTAGGCTTTGCCGCTTTCTTGGCAGCGGGTTTCTTGGCTGCCTTGGCCTTTACCGGGGCTTTAGGCTGCGATACGCGCTTGCTTTTCGGGGCGGCTACCGGGGCTTTTGCCTGTACAGGCTTGCGGGTGCGCTTGGTGCATTTCAGGAGCAAATTGAAGAATACGTCGCGGTATTTGTACTCAACAACGAGCTCGTAGCCTTTGGGCAAGCGGCTGTTCAGCTTGGCCAGCGTGCCGTTGATGTCTGTGGTATATACCCCGTGCAATACGCAGCGCATGCCGTTGCCTGACGGATTTGCCAAGGATTTCTGATTGTAGATTTTGCTGCAATACACGTCAAAGGCATTCAGCGCATCGCGGCAAATACAGGTTTCATAGTGGGTAGATTGTGATTTACGTTGAGTCATGGTTAAATTCCCTTTCGGGGTTGTTGGAAAACTTTAATGTGATTATTATACATCATCGTCAAGCTTGAAGTAATCAAGCGGGTCAAGCCTGCCACAAAGGCCAAGGCCGGGCTTAACGCTGGTTCGAACTTCAAAGTGGAGATGGCTGCCCTTGGCCTTGTTAGTCATGCCTCTTGCATTGCCTGTGCTGCCAGTTAATGCAATGCGGTCGCCTGCCTTTACCTGCTGCCCTACTTGGCATTTGATACTGGATAGGTGGGCATAGAAGGTATACAGGCCGTCTTTAATCTTCAGGGTTACTGTCCAGCCATAACCGTCATTGCCACGGGCTACATCGGCGATTACGCCATCATCGACAGCATAGACGCGATAACCGTTGTCGACAGCTAGGTCTATGCCTTGATGCGGTCTAGGGCTACCGTCTTTGTTGGTTCGAACCATTCCAAACATGGCCGACTTCTTACTGCGCAGGCCTGCTGTGCGCAATACGTTTTCATGCAGGGGTTTGTGTTTGAACTGGTAATCAGACATGATAATTCCTTTACGGGCTATACGGATAACCCTATTTACAGCAAATTGGCAAAACGTGCTGCAGTTCCGCCCGTCTTGAATGAGCCCGCATCGGCTTCAATCCGTTTGGTTTCGGCGTTTTTCAGTTTGGATAGGGCGGGGTTCTCGACATCATAGTATTGCTGGCGGGCTTGGTTAACACCAACCACAAAGCGCAGTAATTCGGATTTATCTCCATAACGGGATTTGATTTGCTTGCACATTACCTGATTCATTTCATCCAGTTCGTCGGTGCGGGTAATCGATACTAGGTAGTCAGCTGCAGCGACGACCGCTGTCGAATCAGCTACATCTGACATTTCGGCGTCAGAACTCTTCATGCCCTGTCTGTTAAACTGCACGCCAGTCCAAACTGCTATATCATGGGTAATCCCGATATTGCGCAATTCTTGGGCAATGAACTTTTGATATTCATAGCTGTTGGATTTACCATGGCTAATTAAAGCGCTGGCGCAGATGCCTAGGTAATCAACAAACATTACGTCAATATCAATATTCCTCTTTGCCTTCAGTTCGCGGATGATGTGGCGGAAATGCCCTGAATGGCCTATGCCTGCTTCGTACTGCTTCAGGATTAGCTTGCCGTATCCCTTTTGCTTGATGTAATCAATCTGGTTAAGAAACTCGGTTTTGCCAATCTTGGGCAATCTATCCATGGGCACATTAAGCAGGTTGGCGTCAATACGTCGGCTAATTTCTTCCTCGGCCATCTCAAGCGTGATATACAGTACATTGTATCCAGCCTTGACATAACCTGCAGCTAGGTTACACATGAAGCCTGTTTTACCAGCGTTTACCCCTGCAGCCACGATATTCAAGGTTTTTCTCGGTACGCCCCCTCCCGTCACGCGGTTGAAGACATCCAACTGAAAGGGAATCCTTGCAATCGGGTTTGTATAGTATTCATAGCGGGCAGCCGCGTCTTCCAGCCAGTCATGGCCGATTGATACGTCAAAAGTGATATTAACCGCATCCCTAAGCATGTCGGGGATGATTTCAGGCTTCAGCTTCTTCTCGTCGCCGTTATAGATGGCGATAGAAGTCATGATGGCATTATAGGCAGCCTTTTCACGGCAAAACTTCTCGGCATGGTCTTTCAACCACTCTGCCGTCGGCAAATCCATCTTGTACAGGTCGGCCACATAGCTTTCAAGCTCGGCCTTCTTTTCAGGCGGTATTTCGCCTTTGGTTACTTCGTACAACAAAGCCGCTTCAGATGGCAAGGCATCATAAGTCGCTATGTAGGCATTGATGGCTTCATAAACCGTATTGTCGGCGACCTCGGTAAAGTAATCAGGTTTAAGAAACGGCGCAGCTAATGTGGTAAAGGATTTATCACGGCACAGTGCCGCTAGGATAATCTGTTCTTGGGAGATAGACATGTTGCTAACTCCCGATATTACATCAAGGTGGATAATATCGGGTTACGGGCTAGGGCAGCTTCTTCAGAGCGGCGAATCCTATCCACCATATCGTTAAACACATCTATCGGGTCTTCAAGGCTGGTATCCGGCAATACCTCATTGCCTTCTTCGTCGTAAATCGGCGTCAGCAAATTCACATCGCTTTCGGTTTTCAGGGATAGCAGGTTATAGGTCAACCACTTGGTCAGACGTTTGCGTCGAGTATAGACAATGATGTTGGATAGCAGGGGATAGTCGCTGTTGACATCGGCATGCTGGAATAATTCGTTTTGCAGGGGCAGCACGTCGGAGTTATGAATAACCTTGGCATCATCGGCCAGCAATGATTTAATCCAAGCGGCAATATCCGCCAATGATTTGTCTTGGCCTGCAAAATAAAACGTGCCATCTTTACCATGGGCAGCCATTGCAAAGCGGAAAACGGGTTCGCCTTGGCTTTGCCCCTGTGTTAATACCAGCGTGGCATGGGACGGTTTCTCTCTCAATTCAATCTGCATCATCTTCTTGTTCCTTTCTATCGGCTTCTTCCTGTTGTATCAAACGGTCTCTTCTGGTCAGGATGCCTTCAAAATCTGTGGTATGAACTAACTGCTTGTCGGCTGCAAAGCTGTACTCGAGCATCGCAGCTAAGGCTTTCAGGGTTTCTACCGCATCGGGGTTGGTTTCTTTCAGGGCATGGCTGGCGTAGATATGGTCTTTGCATCGCGCCGTGGCATTTAAACTGGCAAACTTGAACAGGGTTTCCCATTTATCAGATGTGCCGTCTAATACGTCTCGGATGGCTGCGCTGTTATGCACTAGCTCAATGCGTATCCCATCGGGGATATAGAACAGGATTTGATGCAGGGCATGCAGGGCGTAATCACTGCGCGTCAAACAATTATCCCAACCTGTAATGTACTCGGCATCTTCGCCGTGATACTGAACGCGGATGCAATACCCGCCTATATCCTTGGCCAGCGATTTGCAGAATATCATCACGCTTAAGGGATAGATGGTCTGTTCAATCACTTCGCCCCGGCTGTTCAATACTTGGTCTGGCTGCAGCGTGATAAACCCCAAGCTTTCCCGCCAGTTCAGCCTATTTTTCTTCGCTTGCTGCTTTGCTGTAGTCAATTTCAAAATCCCCTTGGAAGGTTGCTTTATAGGAAAGCGTGTAATGGGCTTTCAGTTCATCGGCCAAGCCCCATGCAAATAAGCGCAGGTAAATCTCGCCGTTATCGACTAGGTCTTTGGCACGGTATTTGTCTGGCAGGATTTCCCCGGTTTTCTTGTTACAGAGCTGATACCAGCCACGCGTTTCAGAAACAATCCAACCAAATTCCTGTGCCAGTTCGAACATGCCGCTCCACTTACTGATACCGTTTTCAAAGGATACCATAAGCGGGATTGACTCTCCTTCGCGAACATAGCGTGATTTGTTGGCAGTGATGCGGAAACGATAGCCAAGCAGTTCATCGCCGTCTTTATCCTTGGCCTTGCTAATGTACAGAATTTGTTGACTTGAATATCTTGCGCCGGTGTTATGGGATTTTACCCCATTTTCCAGCGTATAACTATTGTCATCTGCGACTGTAATATCAAAAACAGGCCGACAGCCCAGTTTCGTGATTTTCTTGATTTTCATCATAACGCTCCTTAAAAGCTTTCCAAGATTGATTGTTTAATGGGTTGAAATGGAAATATCCAACCCGCCAGCGAAGTTGTTTAACAAAAGTTTCATCAAAACGGTCAATATCCATGTGGGAACGAAGCATCGCAAAAATCATGCGGGTTTGCCTATTGACTGTCGTTGGTTGTTGATAGGTTTGCCAAATAAAATCTAATTTTGAAAGTATGTACAAGCGAGACGGTTTGGTTTCTTTTTCCCATGGCTTCCAGTTATCAAACCTTTTGCAGATGGGGGATTTTACGCAGTTATCTTCATGATACCGGATATACGCTGATTTTGTCTCGGCGGTTTCCCCGCATACCGAACAAGTAAAAGATAACGGATTTAGTGTTCGGTTATACATTTCCTTAGTCATCCAAATCCGCCGATTAACTAAGTATCTAAAATCTTCATGGGTTACGCGCTCGGATTTGTGAGTGATGATATTATACGCCGTCCGATAAAATTTACATGTTTGATACGAACGTTTCAAGCCCCTTGCAATTACGTCTGGCTGCCAGCCAATGCGCTTACCTTCGTCACGCAGTTTTTGCATTCGAGCTAGAAACTGCCTTGTTAATTCCTTCCCGCGCTCGGTTTGAGCAAACTGTTTATTGTATGCAGAAAGTTTGGCCTTTGTTTCTTCACTATGATGTCTGCCATAAAAACTGCTTTTTTCTCCTTTACAATCAATTAACCGTCCTTGAACCCATCCTTCTTCAAGATACTTCGGCAAATCGTTTTGTCCAACAGTTTTGTTGTTAGTTCCATCGTTAATCCATACACGTCCTTTTGAAACGCCAACATAATCGCCTTCTTCAAAATCTTTCTTCGACACACGCAATGATTTGTCATCTGCAGTCTTTGCGGTTACAAAATCAGGGTTGCAAAAGTTTCCGCCCGTGGCAGGCATCATGTTTGCATAACTATCATCTTCCAGCGCATTGTAACGAAGCTGCTGTTTAAGTTCGATAGGTATTAAACCGTTTAAATCTTCAACTTCGCACAAAATTTCAACAAGATAATCTTGTGATTTCATCAAAATTTTTGACAGCTTCCCACTTGTATAGTAAACCTTCCCATCGCGGTCTATCATGTTCTTGCCGTCGAAATTACAATAACTTTTCGAACCAATGTAATAATACGGATAAACAGAATTTTTAATGTTTTGGAGAAAATGGATGCGGTAAACAACATGCTTTAAATTCATCATCATGCTCTTGTAAGTTATATACAGGATATATTTACAAGAGCATGATAGGCTTCTATCAAAGTATCGTTTGTCCTTCTGATAGATTGGTTATGGGCTGCCACCCATTTTCAGTCAAAAATTTATGGCGGTAGCTACAAATAACCCTGCTGCCATCTTCAAATTCGACCTCATAACATTCAGGATTACCTTCATCCAAGGTTTCAGGCGTCCATGTATGTGTAACAGGTTTCCAATCATTAGTGTGGGTCAATACTTCATCGCCAACCAATACTTCTTTCATCGGTACAAACCCGCGTCGGGTAACAATATTAGTGTCACCATCAACGCACCCGCCTTTCATCTCTGTCTTGCTATACATTTCTAAAGTCTGATAAACCGCGTTAATAACCACAATCGGGATATTCAACACAACCGACTTGGCATTCATAATCCTGAACAGGCTGCCCATATCCTTAGCCCGGGTCATATCTGCCACATTCTTGCCGTCTTCGGCGTCTGATACTTCCTTCAGGCTTGGCAGCATGCCGATACTGTCGATAAAGATAATCACGTGGTCGCCACGGTTGATGTTAATCAGATGATTTGTAATCTCGGTTCGCAATTGCCCAATATCGCTGACGGGCACATGCAGGATGCGGTCAGCCGAAACTCCCATGGATTCGAATGTTTGTTGGGTTACACCGCCTTCGGAATCGTAGAAGATGCAAACGGCGTCATCATACTTGCGCATATAGGATGCGACCATAAACAAGCCCAAGATGGTTTTGAAATGGGCTGACGGTGCTGCAATGGTCGTGATACCTGTGGGTAATCCGCCCAGTACATCGCCAGATAGGATTAGGTTCAATGCCGGGATAGGGGTCGTGGCGCAATCCTTGACATTGAAGACATCGGATTCGGATAATACATTAACCAGTTTGTTTTTGGTACTGGCCTTTAGCTTGTTGAGTAAATCTGACATGGCTACTCCTTGAGATATAGATGCAAAAATAGGTGGCGCACCAGTTGGGCACGCCACCGTGGTTATTTACGGGCTGATTATAGCAGATTAAAAGAAATCATCCAAGGCCGACGCTTCAGTTTTCCAGCCTAGCAAATCGGTAAAGGATTTGATGGGTGATAAGAACATTTGTTCATACTGGCCTTCGTAATCGATATATTCATGCAAGCCCATCTCCGGCGGTAAATCATCCTTGTAGGCAAAATAGTAATAGCCCGTGGGATTGGGTTCGGTTAAGCGGATAATCTTGACCTTGTCGCCCGATTCAATCGGGGCAATATCAAACAGCTTCTTCTCTTGACGCAATCGGTTAAAGGATACGCTTGCCCTGACATTGAACGGGGCGCGTGGTTTGGCCACAAAGCCGTTGCTCCATTCTTCAATCCCGTTGACGCCCTTATTGCGGGCAATGTCGTTGGGCTGGCGCTTGATGAAATACTCGTGGAAGGTTTCAAGGCGCTGCTGCAATTCGGCTTCCTTGTCATCATCCAGTATCAGCTTCAGGCATTCAACCATTTCAGCCCTTGCGAAATCCGGAAGTTCTGACCGAGCTGTTTCAATACCCATCATCTTAATGTGGGGTTCTGCATACCTTACGCCTTCGTTGTCGTGTACTCGCAGGATATAGTTTTTCTTGGCACGCCATATCCCGACGTCGGCGATTACTTCGCGCTTCATCGACATAGCATTGGTATAAGCGCCTAGATAATCTGCCAATTCTTCATATGATTTCTCAATATGGGGTTCAATCGATTGCGCCGCTATGGCATCGACAAGGTCAACCAGTTTAGATAATGGGTAGTCTTGGCCTGCAGTGAGTTTGTCTACAATACAACCCATTGTAAAATATCGGGAATCCGTATCCCCGGCGACCACCCATTCTTCTGCAGGTTTGTCTTTGCCCAGCATCTTGTTCAGTAATTCAACCACCTTGCGCTCAATATAGCGGCTGGCAAGCTGGCCTGAAGTCGTAATACCTTCGGCCATACTGTGATTGTAATAGCGGAATCCTTCGTTGCCAAGTGCGCCGTACAAACTGTTAATGGCAATTTTCACGGCCATTTGGCGGGCATCATAGACAGCGATTTGGCTTATTGCGTGGTTAATCGCCGCATTATCTTTTACAGGCTGCTGAAGTAGGCGCTCAAGCTCTTTCTGCCACTTCTTCATTTCCTTCTTGTAAGCCACGCGCTTATCAAAGAATTTCTGAATAATCTTGGGAAACCAACCCAAGCGGGATTTATCAAACATCGCGCCATTTGCCGTCATGGCATAGCCTAGGCGCTTGGCTTCGAGCAATTCGGGTATATCGGGCTTGCATACCACCAGCTCGTCTATCAGGCCTTCCCGCATTTGGCTAGGATGGCGCAATGTTTCCGGGCTGATATTGTATTGCTTGATGACCATGGGGTACCAAATATGTTCAATCAGGGTTGCTAATCCTAATCCGCGCCATTACGCGCTGCTCATAGTCGCCTATGAGTTCAGACTATATCATATACTGCTTACGCAATATCCTGCTGTTTCCCCGCCGCTTGGCAGGTACTCTACTCGATTCGGTATAGACCGTCTTTCGATAGTCGTTGAACAACCCCTTATTGGGATTGCTGCTGATTGTCTTGTTATACAAGAGTTCCCAGCAATTAAGCAGGTTTTTCAACTAGTGTTACCACTAGAAGCCCCATATCAGTTTAGGGAAGTAAGGTCGAAGGCCACTACCCAGCGAGACTTGCCCACTATCACATCATTTACAAATGCGCCGACAAACGGCTGTTTCTGTTTCTGCCGATTCGGCGGTATCTGTATCCCCGCCCGTTTAAGCTCGTTATAAACCACGCAATCCCAGTATTTGACCTCACCAAATATGTGAGTTGGATTAACATGCCCCTGATAGGCCACGGTATAGACCAAATACAGGTATTTCAGTTTTTCGTCGAGCTCGTTAATCAAGGCCACGTCGCGGATGTTATACCTGACAAACATGGTAGGGTTGCCCAAATAAAACTCTTTCAGGCTGTCAAACCCGCAATAATCCAGTTTGCCTTTGCCAAGCTCGTGCTGTGCCACGGTTTCAAGCTTGTAATCCGGCAGGGTATCGTAATTAAACTTCTTGTACAGGTCGTGATAGTCGAGTAGGTCTAGCCCTGCGACTTCATAGATGCTGCCTTCAGGCTTGCCTTCAAAGCGGGAAACATCCCTAAACGGGCTACCGTAAACATGCTTGTAGATGGGCGATAGCTTGTAAATGTCGTCGGGTACTATCTTCAAGCCGCGATTGATTAAAAAAGTGAAGTCGAACCTTGAGGAGTTCCATCCGGTAGCAGCATCCGGGCTTAGATATTGCCATAAGTTTAAGAATTTCTTAAACAATTCAACTTCATCCATGCAGACGATAACTTCGCTGTAATCATCTTTCATGGTATCCAGTTCGGGACGGTAGTCTAACGTGGTAAATGTAATGCTGTTTGGACTGCCTATCATGCGAACTGTGATGGAGTTTACCTGCTGTGCCGCTTCTTGTGGCTTGGGAAAGCCTTTGCCGATTTCAGTTTCAATATCGATATTGGCAATCCTGATATATTGCATATCAAATGCAATCTCTTCTTCGGGGTAGGTATCGGCAATGAACTGGATATAGGCATCCTGCATGCCGTATATGTCGAAGAGGTCGTTATATTCTTTGACGTATTCGCGCATCTCGCGATTGCTGTCAAATACCTTACGCTTCAGGGCGTCGTCATATAAAGAAAAACTATCGGGTTCGTCAGTCTCCTTAGCTTTGATAAATAAATTGAATTGATGGGGCACTACTTCGATTTGCCTGTTTCCGTGCTTGTCGACAAATCGGTGCACTACCTTGTTTTTTTGGATACTCACATTCGTGTAGAATGGACTGCTCATGGATAAATACCTTTCGCAAATGTCGGATTTGATACAGGGCTTTGGTGTCGGCTTTGCCGTGGCCACTACCGTGTATCTGCTTATTGTATTTTACCGCGCCGCTGCTGGCAAGGATATGTCGGATTTGATTACATCGGATGCAGCGGGCAATAAGGTGTCGCATACCAAGTTTTGGTCTAACGTGGCCTATACGGTAACGACCATATCCCTGCTTAAGATTAACTTTGACCCTGAACGCACTCATGTGCTACCTGAACTTTGGCTGATTTACTTGGGCACAGTGGCAGGGCATGCTACGGCTGCCAAGTGGATTTCTACTCGGTTGGGCAATAAACAGCCTGATATACCTGAAAACGAAGAAGCGGTTGAAGAAGAACCCGAAGAAATCCCCGCTGAAGAAGCGGAAGCCGTTGAAGTTCAGCAATTGGCCGATACTGCTTCACAAACGCGAAGCCAGCGCGTTAAACGCAAGAGCTAGGCTAGGGTATTACCTAACCCCTTAATCGCAATCTGTGGCGATTGTGAAGCGGCTGTGGCCTATATCTGTAAAAACATCCCTATCGCATCGGATAGGGATGTTTCTTTATCAGAGTTTATCGCGGGGCGATAATGGATTGCTGTGGGGCGACAATCTTGCTGAACATCTGCCGATATTGCTCGGCCACTTGCGGGATAGGCGTGTACTCTTTGAAACCAAACAGGCAATCTTTGGCTGATACCGTGATACTGGTTTCTTCGGTCATATCCAGCAAAGGCACAAACATAACCTGATGCATGCTGCGATTAACCAATACGGGGTTGGCCAATTCGACTTCATTATCAAGATTGCGGTTGATAACTTGGCCAATGATTGCGCCTTGCTGGGTCAGCAATAGGATTACATCATTCATCTTTGGCAGCCTCTTCAACGGGTTCTAAACGGGTTTCATAAGGCGTGGTAGTTCCGGCACTACATCTGCCTTTGGGTTTGGCTTCTTCGGCGCTTTCCATTGCTTCAGGTTCTAAGGCCTTCGTGCCAGTGCTACCGAATCCGCCTTTGCGCCCACCTTTCGTTGGCTTGGCTTCTTCGCCTTCGGGGATTTCCAAGGCATCGTTTTCCATCTTGGCCAAATAGGCTTGACACAGACGTGTGCCGTGGGGGATGAACTGGCGCTGGCGGGTGGTATTGAACAGGGTAATACCGACTTCTTCGTGGTAATCGGCATCAATCACGCCAACGCAGTTAATCAGGGATAAGCCGTGTTTTAAGGCCAAGCCGCTGCGTGGCACAATCAACACGCCGTATCCGGCAGCAATATTGAACTTCAGGCCTGTCGGGATGCAGGCACGGCCATTAGGTTCTAACCAAAAGCCCAGTTCGCCCGTTTCAGGCAATACCTTGGTCTCAACAACAGTCTTGTGGTTATCGTCAAACCATACGGGCACATAATCCCCGCTGTTGATACAGGCCGACAGGTCAAAGGCGAAGCTGTCTTGAGTAGCCTTCTTGGGCGCAATGGCATTGGGTTTGCATTTAGTGATAGTCCAAAGATGATTCATGATAATCCTCCGTCATAATTGAATTTGCGAAACTCGTGGTACTTAACCACGTTTACTTTATGGCTGTCGCGGAATTGCGGTGTGCCATATACGGTTGCCAACCCCCATCTATGAAGCAGATGCACAATATTTTCCAAATACTGCTTTTCATCTTCATCTAATTCGGGGATGGGTTGATTGCCCCGCTTCAGTGTTCTGAACTGCTTGGCATGGCATAGGTATTGGCGCTTGCCGACTATGTAGCAGTAACACATCCTATGCAGGGTATAACCTTCCCCTTTTACAAACTTCATTAGGCCGATACGGCGCAGGGTTTCCCTAAGAGTAATCAGCTCGCGCTTGCCAAGGGGTTCGATTTCCCATAGTACAACATCTGTCATCGTCCAAACCCTCCCTGAAAGGCATAATCGCGCAAGGCGGGCAATCTATCCTGCAGCATAGGCAATACTTCCAATGCCCGCTCGGTATTGTAGCCGTAAACCTGCTTAATCAGCTTAATATCGTCATCTACCACAGGGCGCTTGTGCCATTTGCCATAACGGCGTGGGTTCTTTGGCAGCAAGTGATAGTAGAAACGATATGTCGCATCCTTGGGCAAGTGATAACCAAACTTGTTGGCCTCGTTGGCTGCAAATACCGTGTCCTTGGTATTCGAGTAAATGGCATTCAGCATGTAATCACTGCCCGCTACTTCTTCAAGCGGTAGGATGCCTGCCTGTGCGTTGATGTTCTTGGCAATATCAAAAGGCGATAGTGGCATAATCTATCTCCTAGATGTATTGCAAATCTGCCATTAACTCTGTCAAGAAGGCCATCAGGTTGATTTCCTTGTTGACTACCATCGCATTCTTGTGTTGGTAGTCGTTGAAATGCAAGATGAATTGCGGGATGCTGGCAGGCTGAACATACTGGTCGATATGGTTATACAGGGAACGGCCTAACACGTTGATGTCGGTGTCGGGGTTCTCGGCTACCCATTTGCGCATATCGGAAAACTTCTTGCCTTTGAGCATCTCGTAGATAACATCAACCATTTCCGAACTGGCCATACCCAATGCACCGATTTCCAATGTGCCGCTTTGACTATACCGCTGGATATTGTTCAGGGTTTTGCGGAAATCGGGAAAGAAATGCACGGCCACCTTGGTCAGCAATTCGGGGTCATACTGGATACCTTCCTGCTGCAGGATTTGGATAAGGCGTTTAACCCATGCCATCAGGATAGCGGGCTTTTCTTCTTTGGTTAATGTGAAATCAAACTCGAGCAAGCGGCTATGCAGCGGTTCAATGATTTTATTCTTGAAGTTGGCGGTAAAGATGAAGCGGCAGTTTACCGAAAACTCCTCAATGAAGTTTCGCAGGGCTTGTTGGGTAGTTGACGTTAAACCGTCGCTCTCGTCCATAATAACGACTTTTATCCCCCCGTCAAGCGATACGGTAGATGCAAACTCCCTAATGGTAGTGCGCAGGGTGTCAATATTACCGTTTTCAGAACAGTTGATGACAATATAGTCGCATCCCAATTCTTTGCACAAGGCTTTGGCGACGGTGGTTTTACCCACACCACCTGAACCCACTAGCAAAGTATTGATTATTTCGCCTTTTTTAACCATTTCCCGAAACGGCTTCAGGATTCTTTCGGGCAAAATACAATCATCCAAGGTTTGCGGGCGGTATTTTTCCACGAACAAGAATTCACGGGGATTATGAAGAACGGTAGTCATGATTATTTGCGCTCCAAGCCGACTACATAGGCCAAGCCATCGGTGCGCTCAAAGACTACCAAGTCGCCGTTTTGAATGCGTACTGTATAGGTGTCGGGAATCATCTTCAGCAAATCGATATTGCATTGATATTCGTCCTCGGTTTGGCACTCTACCGGGATGTCGAATTTTACTTCATTGCTGGTCGGCTTGTTGGGCGTAAACAGGCGAACCCCTGTTTTGCTGATACCGATACGCTCCAAGCGCAGGATAGCGGCAGTTTTGCGGATATTGTTCAAATCGTGTTCAGACAGCGTAAAGGCTGCCACGATATTGTTCAAATCCGGCAGGGTATCGCGTTTCGGGATAACGTTGGCGCTCTCGAGGTAGGCTTGGCTGCCGTAATAGTAGGTAACGGTTCGATTATCCCCGCTGATTTTCACGCAGCGTTCTTCAAATTCGAACTCGGGGTCGTCGAATGAAGATACTACGTTCAGGAATTCTGACATATCAATCACGGCAAAATCTGTCGGAAACTCGTCTTCAATCGGGGTCAGGCCGACAATGGTATTGCCAAATGATTTGACTGCCAAGCGGCTGCCCTTCTTGATGAAGATGCTGTTATTGATACCGGAAAAGTTTTTCAGGATTTCGAGGGTTTTCTGTGAGATTTTCATAAGGATAAACTCCAAGTACAAGATTACAAGCCGCTAACAGGGGCTAGGGTGGTAAAGCCCTCTACCCGCTGAAAATGGATAAAGGAACGGAAACTGTCGGCCAGTTTTTCGGGCGTATGCGTAATCACAAATACATTCAGCCCGCCAAGTAATTTTAACAGGTCTGCAAAAGCGGTGACGCCTTCTTGGTCAAGGCTGCTGTCAAATACCTCGTCCATGATAAGCAGGTTGCAAGACATATTGGATTTCAGCCTTGCCATATCGCGCCACGCCAGCATAACGGCCATATCGAAGCGCAGTTTTTCGCCTTCGGATAGTTGATTATACTGCATAGGCTCGAAGCCGCGCATCTTAATTTCTTCTTCAAACTGGTTGTTGATACTAAACGTGGCAAACAAGCCCAGTTTCTGCAGATAAAGGTTAATCGTATTATTGATAGTTGGAATAAACTGTTCGATAATCACGGCCTTGATACCGTTATCCTTGAGCAGTTTGGCAACCATGTTATTGTATTCAACCTCTGCCTGCAGGGCATTCAGTTCTTCGCGCTTCGTGACCACTTCCTGCTCAAGCTCTTTCAGTTTGGCTTCATCCTTGGTGGTATCTGCCGTGGCGGTGGCCGGGGCATTAAGCTTGGCAGCAATATCAGCCATATTTTGTAATAGGGATTGATTGGATTGCTTCAGACTGCGCAAAAGGTCATCCATCCTAGCAGCCTGTTGGATAATCTCGTCTTTTTCTTTAAGTTCTGCCTGCAGGCGGTCATATTCTTTATATCGCCGCTGCAGGGTATCTTCGTAGTTCTCTGCTTGGGTATCCAGTTCCATCAGGTAGTTTTCTTTGAAGCCCCTGTCGATTTGCTGGCTGCAGGTAGGGCAGGTGTTATTATCGCGGATAAATGCCCGACGGGTATCGACGTCGGCCTTGCGGATTTGCAGCTTGCCGATTTCGTGGCTGCTGGCAGTCTTTTCCTTGTCGGCAGATTCGCGCATGGCCTTGACTGACTCGAGATTGATGGCTTCCCGCTTGGCAGTTAAATCTTGGATAGCCGCTTTCTGTTCTTCAACCCTAGTAATCAGGCGCTGCATATCGGCCTTATACTCTGCGCTGCGGTCTTGGGCAGCCTTAGCGGCTTCTTCAATGATACGCGCAATCATAGTCTTTGTGGCAGATACTTGGCCTTGCAAGTATTGCAAATCGGCATTGGCATCATTGGCCAGCTTCAGGGTCTCGGCGCTCTGTGTTTTATGAAGTGCCGTCATCTTGGCAAACACATCCAGCGATAACACGGATTCAACAAATGCCCGGCGCTTTGGCGCATTTAAGCGCATGAAGGGGACATAGGATGTTTTACCGATAAGCACTAACTGCTTAAAGGTATCAAAATCCATGCGCAGTAAGTTATCTTCGAGATATGCTTGATAATCCTTGGCGCTGGCATTTTGGTCGACCAGTTTGCCGTCAATCAGGATATTAAACACGTCTGGCTTGATGCCGCGCTGAACAATAATGGTGGATTGCCCGATTTCAAACTCGACCTCAACGTGGAGGTCTTTGTTGTTTTTGTTATTAACCAGTTTACCTTTGGTCACATCCCTGTAGGGCTTGCCATACAGTACAAAGGCCAGCGCTTCCAAGAATACGGATTTGCCTTGGCCGTTTGCCCCAAGGATGGCAGTGGTCGGGCTTTTGGTTAAATCTAGGGAAATCGGCATTGCGCCGACTGACAGGATATTGCGATAGGTCAGTTTTTTGAATGTAATGTGATTGTTCATGCCCGTGCCCCTTCGTACAGCTTGCCCAAAATGGATTTGATGCGGGATTTATCCATGCCTTGAACTTCAATACCGTCGATACAGGCAAAAATGGTGTCTTTAGCGCTAATCCCGCCATTACTGTCAAGCTTAACGGCTTCGGATAAATCCGATACCGTTTCAATGTTGGATTGCACGACCACATTGAACTTGTAACAGGCCTTTTGCAGTTCATCTACCAATACGCGGAACTCTGCGTGGTCAGATACGGCAAAATCCTTGACTTGTAATTCGACTATCTTACCTTGATAGGCAGCGGGGTCGAATGTTGAGTGGTCTATGGCTTCGTACTGCAGGCGGGCATAAGGGTCGTCTGGATTGGCGATATAGGATAGCTCGCCAGTATCGGTATCCAAGATGGCAAAGCCTTTCTCGGTATTGTAATCAGCCCATGTTAGGTAATAGGGGTTGCCCGTATAGACGACATTGCCCTTGCGGCTTCTTAAGTGGAAGTGGCCAGTCAAGAACAAGTGGAATCGCTTGAATGTTTCGGCGGTTAGACCATAATCGGCCAAGCGCCCGCGCTGCATCTCAAAGCCGATAATATTAGTATGGCCTATGGCATAGCGGGCATGGGATGTCTTGGCATGGTTTAAAGCCTGTTCAAGATTATCATGGTTAATCCATGGGAAGGCTGCAAACGGCTCGCCTGCAATCATGTAATCATCAAAGCAGTCAAGCAGGGTAACATTGTCGAAAATATCCGGCAGCGGGAACAGGCTGTGATAGCGGTTGGTGTTTTTGTAGTAGATGTCATGGTTGCCAAGCAGGATGCGAAGATTTACCCCGCTGTCGCGCAGGGGCGCAAAGAAGCCGCTGTAAACGGTATCCAGCATCTTGGTGTTCAGGTTTTGGCGGTTATCGAAGACGTCGCCCATATGGATAACGTCGAAGATATGATGTTCTACTAGGGAAGGAAAGAATGTGCCTTGGATGAAATCCATCTGCTTTTGCAAAAGCCATTCGTCGGATTTGGATGCCCCGAAATGGGTGTCGGTAATAATGGCAATCTTGGCCATAATGAAAAAGCTCCTTGTGGAGATGTAAAAAAGTAGGGCGATTGTAGCAGGATTTGCAAGGATTGCCTAGCAGTGAAAGGGATATTGGATGGATTCTAGGCAATCATTAACAACTATATTGAAAAATGGGTATTTTAGAAAACTGTTTAAAAATCAGCAACTTTATTTGGGTTGGCATGGGGTTGGTTGTTGAGGGTCAACCCCATCTTTTCTCGGCAATCATTAATATATTGCATAGCATTTCTGCTAGATTTTGCCTAAATTTTGGGCACAGGAAGGGAAACCGTGTTAGATTTAGGCTAATCATTAACATTCATCTACAAATTCATGGTCATTCATGATTGCTTTAAAAATCAATACTTTTGTTTCAATCAGCATGGGGTTGGTTGTTGAGG